GAACGCCCATCGATTGAAGAGCATCTCTAACTAAATCTTTTGATATACCGTAATTTATTCTATTATCAGCATCAAACTTATCTGATACTGCTCTAAGATATATCCAAATATTATCAAAATGTTGACCTAACATATAAACAAATGCTAATGCCTCTGAATTACGAGAATCATCTCTTATAAATTCAGGTATTGTATTTGTTAGTATATCAAAATTATTTGTATCATATATAGAAGCTGATGCTATTTGTTCGTTGTACCAGCTTTGAGTTGTAGTAGTTTCTAGCGTATAAGGTCTAGTATCGTTTGATTTAGGCCATGCTTTAGAGCCTGATTCAAAATATAAGTATCTTTCGTAATGATCAAAGTTATTTACTACACCTTTAATTAGTCCTTCGTAGTGCTCTCTACTTCCTGATATACCTGTTAGTATGTAGTTAGCGCTGTTGATTGTTGTAATAGAATTATCATAACTAGTAATAAGATCTAGTTTGTACTTAAAGTTTCTTATTCTCTCTTCTACGGAAGAAAAGTGTATGAACTGATCGTATTCGGTATGGTCAATTGCAATGGCTGCGCTGTTCTCGTTAAATAGAGAATAGATTTCATAGTAAGAACTTGATATAGGGTAAGCAAATAATTCATTAACGGATAAGTATTCAGTAGGGTTATTATTTTCATCTGAAACTTCTACGTTAAAGTTAGGTCCTTTTAAGCTAGGAATGAATATTTCTTCTTCTTCTAGTTCTGCTTCTATAGAAAACCCAACAGGATTACTTACTTCCTCTACTAAAGTTATTACTTTCTTTAATTCTATGTAAGAAGGTGCTGGTTCATATAGTTTGATGTCAACGTAATCTTTTCCGTCTACGTTTTCATACTTTATATTTAATGCAGTTAAAAGATTATTATCCCCACAGTTTACTTTAAAATCATCAAAGTTACTTGAATCATTTATTGAAGTTTGAAACTCTTCTACTTTTAATCTTAGATCATCGATAGAGTTTTTAAATACTTCTAATCTTATCTCTGTTGAATCATCGCTTATCTCACTGACGTAGAACTGACCTCCTTCTTTATTCTCTTTTACAAAAGGGTTATTTAAGAAATTATAAACACAGTATATATCTCCATGAGGGAATCCTAATAGGATAGCGTCGTTTTCTGGATCTAGTTTTAGTTTAGAGGTTTCGTTTCTTTGTCCGGGTTTAGGAAAACCAGATTTGTATTGTCTATAATCTTCTAAGCTACTCAGTAAGTTTCCTTCAGAGTCGTATATATAAAGTCCTACTTGATGCTTTTGAGTATTAAATACTGTATTAACAGCAAACGATTCTATAAGCTCTTTATCGTCAAACTTAATCTCATCTTTTAGGTTTACGTCTTCTAAAAGATCAGCAGGATTTATAGTATATATCTTAGCCATTGTTAATAGGTAGATTTAGCTGATGCGTCAGCAATTTGCTTTCTTTTCTTAATTCTTTGTTCAGTCTGTGCAGTATCTTTTTCAACTACGTCTTTAATATCTTTAGTTAATGATACACCAGACTGGAGTTCAATTATTTGTGTATTAGCTTCTAATAACTGTTCTCTTAATTGGGATATCTCATCTAGTAAAGGTTGAATATCTTCAGTGTCTTTATCAAAATCAACTAACTCACTACTCTTTTTAATAAGGTAAGTATGACTATTATCTTCTCCTTCAGGCGGTATCCTTAAGTACAGTTCTTCGTATGCATCAAAAAACTCTTCTATAGTAACCTCCGTTACAGCATCTGGTATAGTAATAAAGTTTTTAAACGAACGATCAATAGTTTTATCAAACTGTTCTTTATTATATACTGTTTTATTTGTAGATATAGTCTTAGACATTTCTTACTACTTTAAATATATTTTTATCGTCTACAACAATACTACTTCCATCTATCTCTGTTTTAACTAATAGCCTATAGTACCTTTCTGGTTGTAGCCCATCCATAAATACATCAAAGTAAGAGCCTGTAGCATCGCAAGAAATCTTAGTATAACTTGTATCAAAGTCAATAATCATTTCTTCTGAATGCTCATCTTTTATAGCCCAATGTGATGCAGCAGGAAGAGCATAGTTTTTTAAGTAAACTGAAGAAGTAGTAAATTCTCTTACAGGATATTTAGGTCTAGCTAAAATTCTAAATCTCTGTTTACCATCTTCTTTATAAGTTCCTTTATTATTATTAATGTTTATTACCGGTTGACTATCTCCTAATACAGGTAAAGTTCCTGGTAAGTAAGAAGAGTCGTCCCATTTAAGTTCTAAACATGGAGGAAAGATAGTGTTAGTATCTCTACCGTAATATTTTAATTGTATAGAAGCAGTTTGATTAAACTCTAAACTATCATTTAGTTTAAGAATTATACCATTATTCTCGATTGATTCGCTATAATGAGTATTAACTATATTACTCACATCTAAGTTTATATCTCCATCAGTATCAATAGGAAACTCTTGAACCGCTTCTAAATTAACACCATTAGAGCCTGTCCACCAATTACCTCCACCACCTGCGAATATGTCGTTGTATGAAGAAGTAGTATTCGGTGCCATTGCTCCAGATACATCTTCTATAGCAGGAGTTAACCATCTATCTACATTACCTGCAGTTCTATAATACCAGCTTACACCAGACGTATTTATTGGATTATCTTGTATCTTTCCTATACCGTTTATGTAGCTTTCCGATACTGGGTATCCATATATTTTAAAGTTTGTTGGTACTTCGTAAGCAGTACATAAGTATAGTTTTAGATTAGCTTTAACTTCAACTCCTCCTCCAAAGCTATCTATAATTTGTTTTGTTTTAGCGTTATTAAACTTAAGTATCATTCTAGAAGTATGGCCTTGTCCCATTAAAGGATATCCGCCAAGTTCTAATACTTCATCTGTACCGTGGTTAGAGGTACCGGCTTCAGTGTAGATAAAAGTGTCGCTTTCTGGGAATTGTTTAAATATTGCCATCTTATAGTGTTGTTACTCTTCCTTGTATGTCATCATTAGGAAACTTAACTTCAAATATTGAAGGATCTAATGATGGGTATACTATGTTATTTCTTATTGCTCCTTTTACATCGTAAGCATATTCTCCGTAGTTACCTCCTTGTTTATTGTAGATATCTACCGTCTGTACTGTCTGTACTCCTTTTACTCTATCCAATAAAGTAAATATACTAGATAGATTTATAGGTTGGTTTATCGACCATTTACTTATATTAAAATAATCTTTTAAAGCATTATTACAAGCAAGCAGTACGTCTCTTGAAGCAAAATCTGGTAATGTTATTATCTCATAATTAATACCTATATTTACTATAAATGCATTTTTAATATTTATAGCATCAGTTAGAAGCATATATTGTGATAAATACTTCTTAAGATTTTCTTTTAAGCTATCAGTTGCTGTTATTACGTGTTTATTATTATCGTATGCTAAAACGTATAGAGCTAATGCTAGAGGATTATTATCTAATATCTGATCGTTAGCTTGATCTAGTGCTACAGCTTCTTGTGTTACGTGTACCTTGGCTATAGAGCCGAATTGTGGTGGCATAGATAGTGAACGTATACTATAATCTTGTAATGTAACTACCCTTTGTTGTTCTGAAAAGGATCTAATAGCATTCTGTCTTAATTCATCTACAGTATCTCCGTCTCTACCTCCTGCTGATGCTGATAGATTATTAAATGTAATGCTATCTACTTTGCTTTGATCTGTTGCAGTAGTAGTAATATTGTTAATCTTTGTAATAGTATTAGCAGGAACGTTAGCTGTTACTCCTCCTCCTGTTAAGTACCTTATGGTTAAGGTAGTATTAGAGGGTGCTAATCCGTAAGATCTACTGAATAAGAAGTTGGAAGGATCATATGCATAATCCAACCTGCTTACTCCCTGTACTGTTTGTAGACCTACGTTGGTTGGATCTGGTAAAAATGTTGTATCGTCTTGGGATGATATACCAGCCCCGAATTGAATCTGTAAAGAGCCTGTTGAAGTAAACCTAGTAACAAATCTTCTTGGTACTTTCTTTAATGATACCATGTAAGGTACTGTTGCTCTATCAGCTCCTGAATTAACTACATCTTCAAATATAGTATCTTGTCCTAGGAAAGGTACTTCATACCAGGTATTACCGTCTGAATCTGTTATATCTAATACTCTAATAATATCTTTATCAGATAGTGTTATAGTAGCAAACTTTTCTGCTGATTGATAGGTTTCGGTTACTTGATTTATCTTAGCAGAGAATGCTTTTACTTTCTTCTTTAGTAAGAATTCAGATGGATTAGCTCCTACTAAACTATGTATTGTTATTTCTGTAGGATCATACGAACTAGAGAAGTTGAAGTCAACTTTCTCATCTATAATATAATCTACAGCAGGATTAGTTGTAGAAGTCAAAGTAGCGTTAGCACTTAATATAACTGCTTGATTCCAGTTAGGGGTATAGCTACTTCCAGATGCATCTACTTTTTGAGTTACTTCAAGAGTAGACTCTGAGATTGTAGTAGCATGAGGTCTGTATCCCATCATATACGCTAGTGAGTAGAGATTAGCGGGATCTTTAGCATGTTGTAAAAAGGTTTCTTGTAATTGTGTATCCTGGTAAAACGATAATACATCACCAACGTAGGATGCCATCTCCATAAACATCATTCCAGGTGATGTTGGAGAGAAGTCGTTATAGGTATCAGGGAAATAATTCTTAGCAAACTCTTGTAATTGAGTTTTAAAATTATCGAAATTCCTATTGATATATTTTATATCTCTATTTTCAGCCATTATTGTTCAAAGTTTATTATGAGCTCATCTTCGATATTACTATTCTTTATAGCATATTCTAATGTAAACTCTACTAAATTTCTGTCTGCTTCAGCATTTAGTTCTAAATTTTTTACTACAACTCTAGGAAAGTATTGAGCTAAGGCATTTTTTATATGATTATCTATTTCTAGTACTTTCTCTCTAGTAACGTTTTCAAAAAGTAAAGGTCTTAAGCCTGAGCCGAATGTTGGATTCATATATCTTTCTCCAATTCCTGTTAAGAAAAAGTGTATAAGATTATTCTTAATTGCTTCTTTCGTTTCAAAGGTCTGATTAAATACAGCTTTTCCTGAAAAAGGCAAAGAAACTCCTACAGCTTTTCTAGGCTGCAGATCTAATGGATCTATTTTCTTAACTTCAAATGGCATTATAGTCCTGCTTTTTGTTTATCTTTTTTATATGCAGCATCTAATATCTGTTTAGCTTTAGATAAACCTGGTATAGCGCTTAAGTCTACTCCTGGTTGATTACCTGCACTTATATTCATCTGTGAAGCCATAGAGCCAGCCATATTAGACTTTGGTACTTGACTTGAGTCAAAGTTACCTATGCTTCTGTAATCTTCACTTGTCATTTGATTTTTAGTCATTGCTAACATTTCATCAATTGATCCTTTAGTAACCGGAGCTTTTGTTATTTGCTCTGTTGCTACTACTTTTTGAGGCTTAGAAGGTGCACTAGCTGCTTTTACAGCTTCGTTCATTATCTCCTGTAACTGCTCCTTCATCGCAGACTTGACCTCTTCTCTTATTAATTTTCTTAATAAATCTACTTTCATAATTATAAATAGTTAAGTTAACGAAGTTGACAGATTATCTATCTGTAATTTTATTTCATCTATCAACACACCAGTATCTGATGCAAAAGATTTAGGTCCTCTTAATACAACAACACCTTCATCTAAAGTCTTTGCTACTGCATTCCTTCTTGGTGCTATTTTAGGACTTGTAGGGTCTTTAACTATTTCTAATAAATAACCCTTATATATAATTTGTCCTTCTTCTAACGTATCGTTTGGTTGAAGTTCAAATCCTAAATCTATGTTTATACTACCTAGAAGGTTATTAGCCTCTTCTAGTGCATCATTATCTCCTCCTGCTAATAGCAAAGGAATAAGTTTAGAAGAGATGTAAATATCACCTTCTGGGGTTTCTTCTAGAAAACCTGATGCTATTTGTTCTTCTTTAGGTAGTTTCTGTATTTCACATTCAGCAGATATTACTGATATGCAATTATCAATGCCTTTAACGCTATCGTTTATTCCATCTAATAGAGGCTGTATTCCTCCTGTTCCTCCTATCTCTAATGCTCCTTTTATGCCTCTAGCTATATCAAGCAGTTGTACTATCATCTCTTTTATAAGGTGGAGTATATCTGCGTAAGTATTAGTTAGTGCTAATGGAACACCTATACCCGGTGGTACTGATGTCGGTATTGGAAGAGATTTTAGTATTTTTAATATTACTTTTAATGATGGAACTACTTTAACAATGGTATTCGGTATCTTACCAAATCGACCTACTCTTTTAGAATAGCCCCCTACTTGTTTAGATACGTTACTTACTCCACTTCGAAAAGGTCCTAAACCTTTACATCCTATAGTAGCCTTACCTTTGTAAACTCTATTATAAGCTTCAGCAAGCATTTTATCTTCTAAGTCGACTATAGTATCAAATACCTTAGTAGACAAGTCGCCTGACATCTTTCCGATGAGTCCTGCTATTGTTCCTGCTAATCTCGATTCTGGTATATTAACGTATGGCATTATTCAGTGTATACTTTTTTAGATTTTAATCTATGAATCTTTCTTCTTAATTTTTTCATCTGACCTACAATCTTACCTCCGTATGCTTTTTGTTGTGGTATAGCTATCGAAGGTACTGGTATCATAGTTGAGCTTAAGAATTTACCCCATGCTTCTACTACACCAGCAAATTCATCTAACCATTCAACAGAGGTTTTACCTTTTAATAAAGGTTCTTTAGATGATTGAGGATCTTTATATGCTTTTACTCCTAAGAAAATTTGATCTGCATCTACAGATATTTCTTTATTACCGTCAAAGTTAAGAGTATCTGCTGTTATACCTACAGATTTTTTAGCAGTTAATAGTAGGTTCTCTTCTCTAGCGTTAAAATATAACCTATCAGAGTTAACCATTACTTGAGAACCTTTATACTTTTTGGGTGTATCTGGTTTATTTTTATAAGCTTCACGTTTAGTATTAGCTTCTTCTAGTTTAACTGTATGATCAGAGGTTAGGTATATAGAGGCTGCATCTTCATTAACGTCTTCTGTTATTCTATCTATACCGCTATCAGTCTCTTTTTGACCATTACTAATGATAGTTATTGGTTTACTTTCATTACTTCCATCAGTAAGCTCATTATCTTTATGTTTAGCACCAGTCATTCTAATAGATTGACCTTGTCTACCTTCTACAGTCATATCTCCTGGGAATAACTGTAATGGGTTTACTTTACCATCTTCCTTGAAGTCATCACCGAATAGTTTGTTTGCGTAACTTTTAACTGATACGTCTGGGTTAGCATTGTGCTCTGGGTTATTCCAAGTATTAATTACTTCAGTCCAATACTGTCTCATCACTAGTTCATTCTTTAGTGATGGATCTGTTGCTGGAGCAGGGCGTTTTTCTAGTGCTACAACTTCTCCTGGTAAAGGTATTCGTCTAATAGAAGCATTTCCTTGAAAAGCAAAAGGTATATCTCTATCATCATCTTCAGATGTTCCGGAATCTATAGGCTTATAGAAAACTCCTCCAACACCTAATCCTTCTAATACATCATAGTACTTAGGATGAGTATCGTCCATAACAACAGATACTACTCTTCCGTAGTTGACACCGGTACTTCGACCACCGCCGCCTCTGCTATTATTGGAACCTCCAAACATTACCATATTACTCTTCTTTGTCTTCTTGTTTGTCTTCTACTTCATTAGCAATCTCTTCTGATTGTTCTAATAAAGCAGCTAATTCTGCAGGATCAAACATATCTTCTCCTGTTCCTTTTGCCTGTGCTGATTCTATTCTCTGAATAATAGCAGCCATCTTAATTAAAGCTTCGTCATTCTTAACTCCTATTTCCATGTACTCTTTTATCATAGGTACAATAAGAGTAGCGTCTCCTATATTCTCTATAAGAGGTTTAAGTTCTCCTATTAGTGCTTTAACTTGACCTCTCGTACTTGTTGAGTTATCATGTATTTCGGCAAACAGGTCTGATAGTGTCTTATCTGCAAAGATTTTTTTATCAAGTGCCATAGTATTTTATTTATAAATATCGCGATGTATTTTATTTATAATTAATCCTTCTTCTTGATAATCATTATACCTAACGTAGAATAGGTCCTTTAACTTAGCGATAACCCTTGTTAGGTGGGGAGTTTCACAGTCTGTCATTTCTCTTATATAAATATAGAGGGCTTTCTTCTTAAAGATATCTAAATCGTTCCTAGTCCTAAATATAGTTAGAACTGCATCAGCAATACGTCTTTCTTGATCTTTTGGGAAATTAATCTCTAAAGTTTCATACATCTCATCTATATACTGATCTAGAAAAGTAGATAGTGTAATAGATACTCCATCATCTAAAGAGTGTTCTTGTTCGTAATGACCTCCGATTTCATCTGTAGAAGCTGTTTGTTTTAGCTTTTTATAGTTCTTGTTATTGTAGTTTATTAACCAGCGCTTAACAATAGTACCAAAGTAAGAGTATGCTTTAGCTCCATTAGTAGGATCAAACTTCATAATCTTTTCTTCCAGTAATACGGATACTATCTCATGTTTTAAGTCTTCTATCTTCTCTACATCTGTATAATAGAACTTAAAAGTGTGTATAATGTTTTCGGCAAGTTTGTAAAAAGGGAAGTAAATGTGGTCAGTAAAGATCTTAGACCTATAGTCTGAATCTGTAGATGTATTATACTTGACAATATATTCTTCTGTCTCTTTTGTAAAATAGTTAGCTTTGCTCTTCTTTCTTGGCATAATTTTCAGGTACATTAAATTGATCCAGATTACTTTGTATCTGTTTCAAAGTTTCGAAAAAGTACCCCACCTCATCGTCACTCTTGAATGTTCCTTTGCTATCAACTTCTTTAAGCTTCTCATTAGAGTCTTTGATTAAATCACCGACTGCTGTGATATATTGTGCTTGATTCTCTACTACATCCTCAAATTTCTCTAATTTGAATAGTAGATTTCTTATAATATAAGAAGAAACTATGAGAATAACAACTAATATAGCAACTATTATATAAAGTGTAGTAGGATGTATATTCATTTTATATGTTTTTAAGTAAATTATTAAGTCCTTTAGAAGAATTAACTCTTCTTCCTGTGGATGCTTTAGTCTTTTTAGTAGCAGGTTCTTTTACTCCGCCTGATTCTAGTAGCCATTTATCATATTCTACCTTAGAAGCAAGGAAATCTGCTGTATGAAGTACGTTAGCAATAGAAGTTTTCATCCTAGAATGAGGATTATTGCTGAACCAATAAGGTTTGTTAGCGTCTGAGAATACTCCATCGTGTAATTTTATAGCTAAATACTCATTTTTTGTTACCTCAATGCCGTTTTTCTGTAAAGTAAATAGAGATCTATCTGGAACTAACATAAACTCTAGTTCTTTATTAGGAGTAAACATCTCATGTAGTTTATCCTGTCTCCATTTATCAGTCTGAGGTATATATGAAGGTTTATCCTTATCTCCTACTTTACCTAGATCATGAAATATAGCTGAGAATACTAGTTCTTCATCGGTGAAGTCTATCATACCTCCCATACTTTCATATAATTCTTTCTGTTTTATAGCATATTGAACTACTCTATTGACATGATCAACGTAACCTCCTATGAAAGCATTGTGATACCAAGTTTTACTACTAGCAGGTGCAGTAGCATATTCAGTACCAAATGATTCTATCATCTTTTCACACTTCTTAGCTCTATCTTCAGGTAAGTAGTGGTATAGAATCTTTATATGCTTATCATAATTCTTTTGTATTTGTTCTGCTGTCAATGACATAGTTTACGGCTTTTTAATAATTAATAAAATATATATTTATATATAATTAATAATAATATAATTTAATAATAATAATTAATAATATTAATAATCTAATATATTATATATCGAAGATAATAAAAATTTTGCTAAAAGGCAACTAATTTACAATAAATTTTAGCTCTTCTAGTATTTTATGAGTTTCTCCACCTAAATCCCAAGAGGTAGATACGTAAACCGTTATAGCCTGACCTTTCATTTCTGGAGGAAACGGACCAACTATTCTCTTAGAATAAGCTTTAGTACCATCTTTTACGTTAGGATCTAAGTTATAATACACTTTAGTTGATTGAACAACCTCTTGAGTACCATAAGAACCCATATCAAACTCCTTATCTGATGAAGCAACCGAGGTAATTACGGGAGTTCCGTTATACCAATGCTCCTTATCTTGAGTATCTGCATATAATCCTATTGTGAATCTAGGCCAATACTCACCATCCCAGTTAAGTTTAATATGAGTATATCCATTTTTATCTTTTTTACCTTTTACGAAATAATCAACATCTAGGTTTTCTTGCGAAAACACATTGAACGTTAATAATAAACTCGAAACTAATAATACTATCTTTTTCATAACCTTTATTTATACTAA